CAAGGCTGGGATGTCAGATATGACAATCAAGTAGATCCAGCAGTTCTTTACTATGGAAGATTTAGAGACAACTCAAGATACAAAGTTGAAGGACAAATTGGATACAGATATGTTCCAAATGATATTAAAATTGCATCAATGCTTCTTGTTAACGACATACTAGCTAATGATTTTAACTGGAGAAATAAGTATTTAAGTAAAGTTAATCTTTCAGAAATTTCATTTGAGATGGCGGGAGGAGCATTTAACGGTACGGGTAATGTTACAGTAGATAACATCCTAGATCAATACCGTAACGTTAATATTGTAATTATATAATGTTAAATTCTTTTATCACTTCTGTTATGAATATGAAAGCTGATATTTATAAGCAGCAAAATTTTCAAGACCCAGATACTGGAGCAATAAGCAGAGAATGGTTGTATGAAAAAACAATTGCTTGTAAAATTGAGCCAATTAAAACTAGGGGCACATCAACAAAAGGTGATAATAAAAATTTTGGTAATAACCAAAACGCTCAAGCAGAATATAATGAAGGCTTGCAAATTAAATTAAAGTGTACAGAACTTTTAAGTAAGCGTTGGAGAATTGGTTCAATTAGATCAAGTGATAATCAACAGGTATTTGTTGAAATTGATAGATATAATCAACCAGATACAGTTTTTGAAGTAATGTCGTCACATGCGGTTTTGGATCCTTTTGGAAAAATTTCTTATTACGAAGCTACTTTGGTTAGGGTGCCAATTCAAGACAATGATAACACTATCAATTAGCAAAAAAGATATAGACAATTTAAATAAACAAGTTACTATGAAAGTAGAGTCAATTAAATATTTGACAAATACAGAATTTTCAGATGCAATATGCAGAGCAGCTTTTGTTATAGTAACAAGAAAGTTTATGCCAGCAGTAGATAAATTTTCTGGAATGAATCCAAAAGTAATGCACCACGTTTATGAATGGGGCAAGGTGGGTTCTCCAAGAGGAAGATTGTTTGTCATGAGTAGAATGAAAATAACAAACGGATCTTATTTAATTCAGTCAACATTTACAAAATCAAAAGTTCCGTCTCCAGTTGACCCAGAACTTTTAATGCCAGGAAAAACTGGAAAGTATGTTTACCCACGCAACATTTTTAAAAATAAAGCTGAAGTAATGGAAAAAGGACTTTCAATAAATTATCAAGCAAAAAGGTTTCAACCATTTGTTGGAATCAATGGAATGCAATTTATAAGGCCAGGGCAAAGAGTTTATATTCAAAATCCAGGAGGCAAGTATACAAAAGGTTCTTTTGAAAGTTTTATGACAGCTTGGTATTCAAAAAACTCTCAAGTAATTATGGATTCCTCTGGATTGTATGAGAAAATAGCTAATGAAGCATCTATTGTTTTGAGCAGAAACAATGCTGGCATTGAAGATCTTAAAAAGATGGTTGATGAAATTGTATTTAATATTACAAATGGGGTGGAGGTAATTAAATGAGTTATGAAAAAATTGCAGCATATGAAGTAAGAGACATTATATGGAGAGAATTACGAGATTTTGGTGTTCTTGACATAAATGATTATTATGCGGATGGCTTTATGGATCCGCTTGTGCCAATAATTCCAGCTCAACAAATTCCAGAATTTAACAATAATCTTCCAGGAAAAACGTATATTGTTTATGATGTTTCTATGAAGTTAATACCAGTTCAATTTTGGATGATAGAAGAGACAATGACTCTAGACGTAGTATCAAGAGACCCAAAAGAAATTCAAAAAATCATCAATTTTCTAATAGATATCTTTAGAAGATACGATTTGTCTGCTAGAGAGGTCAATGAGTCAACTGCATCTACAACCTTTAATTATCATTATTTTAAGATTGATTCTGCAGACCCAGTACAAGCTTTTCAGCATGAAGGCGGGTTTATGAATGGCACTATTGCTATATCATACGGATACAGCCGTGAAACAAATGCTGAAGGAAGATACCTATAAATTTGTTTTATGATAGATTAATGCTATCATTTCTATGAGGAAGTAAATTGTCATCTTTTTTATCCTAAAATAAATAAGGTGGTGAAAAATAAAATATGGCTACAAGTACTAGAAACGTTATTGTCGGTTCCGCTAATCTATTCATTTCGAATAAGAATGGTGCAAACCGCCCAACTACAAAGGCAACAGACATCGCAAGTCTTCTCACAGCAGGTTCATCTGCTCGTGCTCAGATCAATGCAGGATCTGATTATCGTGAAGTAGGATTTACATCAACAGGTATTGAGATTTCATACGAACCAAATTATGGTGAGGTTATGGTTGATCAACTTCTTGACGCTGCTCGTCTATTCAAGCAGACTCTTAAGGTTGTTCTAAAGACAGAACTCGTTGAAGCAACTCTAGAAAACTTGACTCTTTCATGGGGTCAATCAGATTTCTACACAGATGCAAACGGATCTCCAGTCTACACATTGACAAATACAGGAACATCTTCAACATACAAGTCCACACTCAATCTAGCAGCAGGTGCTGTTGGTGATACACCAGTTGAGCGTGTTCTTCTTGCAGTTGGATCTGCTCCACGTCAGATTGGTTCTTCTTATGATCCAGCTTCTGCAGCAGCAGTTACACCTCTTCATACTTCAGATTTGAAGCAAAAAGAGCGTGTTTATGTTGCACGTCGTGTTGTTAACATTGATACAACAATGCACGGATTAAAGCGTGATGCAGCAACAGTATTCCCAGTGAATTTCCGTTGCTTACCAGATGACTCACAAACTGAGTATGCTGGAACTGAATACGGTATCGTTATTGATCGTGTTTGGGGAACTATCTAATCTAAGGATTAGAATACAACTTAATATAGAATTTCAAGCCCCCGTCAGAAATGGCGGGGTCTTGAATTTGTTTATGCGTATAATATTGGTATAATTTACTAGAGGAAAAGGAGCATTAACTTGCCAACAACAGTATATGACATTGTAGAAATTGAATTATCAAACGGTGAAACAATCACCTTAAAACCACTGACTATTAAGCAGATGAGAAAGTTTATGGAAATCATTAATAGTACAGATACAGAAAAAGCATCAACAGAATATGATATGATGGAAATTTTCATCAAAGCAGCAATAGTCTGTTTAGAAGTATTAAAGCCAGAGTTGGCTGATAGAGATAAGTTTGAAGAAGTTATAGAAGTTCCAACCATGATGAAGATTCTTGAAATTGCTGGAGGGTTAAAATTTGACGACCCAAACCTTCTGGGAGCGGCTCTAGCTGGGACGAACTAGACCTACGCTCCTTAGAGTCTGAAATTTTCTTGCTCGGTCATTGGAAAAACTTTGATGAGTTAGAAAGTAATCTTTCTCTAGATGAACTTATGGCACTCATAGAGTTCACTAGAAAAAAAGATTATGATGATAAGATGTTTCTTGCAAAAATGAACGGCTTAGATGTTGATGATCAAGAATCTGAAACCGTTGAAAGAACTAGCGATATTCTTGTTAATCAAGGTTACGCTGCTCAGCAAGAAGGATTCGGTATCAATGAAGGCCTAGGCTACATTGAATTGGGGGGATGATGAATGGCTAAAATAGAACTTAATATAGTTGCCCTTGGCGATTTTAAATCCGTTAATACAGAAATAGGCAAGTTAAAAGCTCAAGTTGATCTTTTAAATAAAAGCCTTGCAGGTATTGGATTAAGTTCTAATAACAACCTTTCAAAACAGTTAAAAGAAGCAAATGATGCATTTAAAGCAACAATGCTTTCCACTGGACAATTTACTGCCAATACAGTAAAGCTTACTGCAGAAACAGATAAATTTGGACAGTCTCTTGTAACTGGTAAATTAAAGCTCACCGAGTACTTTAGTATAATTAAGAATGGAACATCTAACGCATCCGCACAGATGCGGGCACTTGCGTTAGAACAAACAAAGTTACAAAATTCCATAGTTCAATCAGACCCTACAAAACAAGGGGTCATGTCTGTATATACTCCTACCAAGATTAATCAAGTAGCTAATGCTACAAAAATTGCTGCAAATATGCAGAACATATATAATCTTGCAGTTGACAAAGGAACACAATCTTTAATTAACTGGGGTAAAAATACTCAGTGGGCGGGTCGTCAATTAACAGTTGGTATGACAGTACCCCTTACAATATTTGGTAATACAGCGATGCAGACATTCCAACAAGTAAATGATGAACTTGTTAGACTTCAAAAAGTTTATGGAACAGGATTATCTCAGCCAACACAAGCAGTTCTTGATTCAATTAAGTCACAGGTTCTCGGCCTATCTAGAGAGCTTGCATCAAGTATGGGTATAGCAGCAAAAGATACTGCAGCAATGGCTGCCGATTTAGCTGCGACAGGTAAAACTGGAAACGATCTTATTGTAGCAACAAGAGAAGCAATGCGTCTTTCTAAGTTAGGTGAGCTTGATACACAAGCTGCAATGAAAGCAACTGTGTCATTACAAAATGTCTATAAGCTGAGCACACAGGATCTATCTGGTGCAGTTAACTTCCTTAACGCAGTTGAAAACCAAACATCAACAAGTCTTCAAGATTTAGTTGATGGTATTCCTCGTGTAGGTCCAATTGTTAAACAGTTAGGCGGGTCATTTAAAGATACTGCTGTAATGATGGTGGCTATGAAAGAAGCTGGAATTCCAGCAGCTCAATCAGCTAACGCAATTAAATCTGCTATAGCATCTTTAATCAACCCAACAAAAGCAGCAAGGGACGCCTTCGCTGCTTATAATATTGATCTTGGAAGCATTTCAACAAAGACCAAGGGTAATCCAGTAGAAATGATTATGATGCTTCAACAAGCATTAAAGGGATTAGCCCCACTAGCACAAGCACAATTAATTGAAAAGCTTTTTGGTAAGTTTCAGGAAGCAAGAATTCAAGCACTTATTACAAACTTAGGTGCAGTAAACAGTCAAACAAAAACTGCTTTTGATCTTATGAGTGCAAGCGATAGTCAACTTTCTAGCATTGCTTCTTCTGAAATGAAAATTGCTACCGAGTCTACAACGGGTAGATTTAAAAGAGCTGTAGAAACAGTCAAAGCAGATTTAATTCCGCTAGGTCAAAAAGTAATGGAAATTGCAACTAGTCTTTTAAATTTTGGAAATAGTGTTGCACATGTATTTAGTGGATTGCCAGGACCAGTAAAAACTGTGTTAGGCATTATTGCAGGCGGTATAGCATTATCTGGACCAGTCATTATGTTTACTGGTGTGCTTGCAAACTTTGTAGGATATTTGCTCAAAGGTCTTTTTGCCATGAAAGATCTTTTAAATGGTACAAAAACATTTGGCCAATTATTTACTCCAGAGATGATTGCTTCTCAAAATGCAGCAGAACTGTTTAGCAAAAAAATGCTTACAGATGCAGAGTCTACAGCCATATTAAATTCTGCTGTAAGAACTTTAACCATGAATATTGAAGCAATGTCAGTAGCAATGAATACTGCAAGTACAACTTCATTTATTGAAAGAGCTGCGTTATCAATTCCATTTAAGGCTCCAAAAATGGCAACAGGTGGATGGGTTCCAGGAAATCCTTCTGAAGGAGATGCTTATCCTGCTATGTTAATGGGCGGGGAAGCAGTTATTCCTACAGTTGTAGCAAAACAATATGCACCATTTATTAATGGAATGTTAAATGGTAATTTGCCAGGTTATGAAGATGGTACTGAAAAAACTGTGTTAGGTCACATGCGTTCAAACTTTAAGTCAGGCGATAAAATTTATGATGAATTTATGGCAAACAACCCAGACATAGCCAGATTCAAAGAAAATGTTGAAGGTGCAGAAGTTAGAATTATGTCTAACCTTACTGCAAGAATGCCACATTCGCTTAATGCAAAGTTAAGAGATAGCAGTGCAACAGAGGAAGACATTAGAACTGGATTAACACATCCGCTTGCATTTGGAGAAGCAGCAGGTAAAGGTGGTTTAACCGAACAAGAACTTCAGGATCCAGCAACTAGAAAAGCTTTAACAGATTTGCAAAATCAAGTAAGAAGAAGAGCACAGGCGTTAGCAAGAATCTCTGGACCATTGGGTGATGAAGAAATGGATCAGGTAACAAGAGACGTTATACAACGTTTTAAAAAACTTGGAGGAGCATCTGCAAGGGTTGCCGAAACTTTAGATAAAGCAGGTTCGACTTTTGGTGGTAGCAGAGTATTTCTTGAAAAAGAAAGAATGCAAGCAGAAATTGAAAAGGGTACTGTAAGAAGAAGAGCTGGCACAAGAAGCAGTTATGAGACTTATGGTCAGCTCATGTACGGTGATGCACAAGTTGGAGAATATGGCGGGTCAGATCCAAATAGAATTAAAGATAGAAATAAAAATGCCTATGCTTCAACAAATCCAAAGTATAAATCAGCATTAAATAAAGCAAGAGAAGAAGAGTTAGGTATTGCTTTAGATCAAGCATCTCAGTCTCAATCTCCATCAAGAGCAACAAAACGTGCAGCTAAAAATATGGTTGATGGTGCAATAGAAGGAATTAAAGAAGGAAAGCCTAGAGTTAAAAATGCTGCAAACATAGCATTTGAAGAAGCTTTACTTGCTTCAAATGCGGGACCAGTTGCATCTGGAATGGATGAAACAGCACTTGCAACAGAAACAACGCCAGGTCTAGCAGCAACACAGTCTGGAAGATTTGCAAAAATTAGAGCAGCAAGAATGAGAGTAAGATCGAAACTTCCTGGATTTATGACTGGAAGATTTAGCGGATTAGGAATGGGTATTGGTTTACAAATTGCTTCACAATTTGCTGGACCAATGATTGATAAACTTCCAGGTGGAAATATTGCTAATGATGCAATTCAAGGTGCAAGCTTTGGTTCGTTCCTAGGACCAGAAGGTGCTTTAGTTGGTGCAGCATTTGGAGGTCTATTTGGCGGAATCAAAAAGCTTATGGACATGGAAAAAATGCATGCTGCAAATGCTCAAGCAACATTTAAATCAAGTTCAGATGCAGCACAAATGTTTAATGGAGTAGTACAAGACACAACAACCCCAGTAATTAATCTAGATAAAATTACTGCTGCAGCACTTCCAAAAATGGATGCAATTAAATCTCAAGCAAAGAATTTTTCTGATGCTATAGCAAAGCTTCCAAAAGATAATGCTATGTCTTTAATATTTGATCAAATGAAAAATACAAGTGATAGCAAAGCTGCAGCAATTGCTAAAGCATTTGCAGACACACAGGTAGCTGTAGGTAACTTAGATCCAACAAAAGCACAGCAAATGATTGATCTTTATCTAGCTTCGACAGGACACGCAAGTGCCGTTGGAACCCCAACAGCAACAGGAGCAACTTCAGTTAAGTCTGCAACTGCAGCAGCAATTAAAAATGCACAAGGTAAAACAGGTTTGTCTTATAGAGAACAGCAAGCTCTTCAGATACAACAATCAATATTGAATGATCCTGCTTATGCAGGTACTGCACATACTATTGCAGAAAATAATATAAAAGCATTACAATCAAAAGCAGCCGTAGGAAATCAACAACAACTTGGCAAAACATTAAAAGAAATTGTTAATCCTATGGAAAAAGCATCTATTAGTGCTAAGGATTATGCAGATAAAATTGCAGCAATTACAGAAAACACTGTTGTAAATAAAAATGGACTTGCTGCATATGCTTCTGCCTTAACAAGTAAAGCAGAAGCACCAACAAAAAATGCAGCACTTCAGCTTGCTGGATTAAATATAAATCTTGCAGATGGAATTAAATATTTAACTCTTTATACAGCAACAAAAGGAAATTCTCCAATACTTGCTCAAATCATGAAAGATGCAAAAGATCCAAATGGTGCAGCAAAACTTGCTGCAGATATGAAATTGTTAAATGATGAAATTAATAAGCTATTGGGCAAAAAACCCGACAGCAACGGAAGTAACTCTGGAAATGGAAAACAAAATCCTGATCCATATGCAAGTGCTACGGTATTCTCTGGAACCACAGCTCAAAAAGCTTTAAAGAAACTTCTTGAAGCAAGAGTTAAAGATGAAAACGTTGTCCTTAAAGGACTTAATGATCAACTTAAAAACTACAAAGAACAAGTTGCTGAAGCAAAGCGTTTGTCTGATTATGAACAACAAAGATTTAGTTTGCTACAAGATCAAAAAACAGCCCTGATGTCTGGAAATTATTTAGGTGCTGCAGAATTTAAACAAGCATCTACTGCTTTAACAGTTGATTTTAACGCAGGAACTAAAGAATACAAGATGCAAAAAGCAATTGATAAAGTACAAACCCAAGGTGACAGGTTTGCCATAGCACTTGCAGACCTTAATGATGCAATAGCTAACGGTTCAAAAAAGATTGATGCTTCAATTTCAAAAATTGCTGGAGAAAAAAGAATTGCAGCGGATGCAACAGGAACTGGTACAATTAGTGTGCAGAATAATATTACAATTAGCAGTCTTGAAAGTCCTCAACAAATTGCAACAGCAGTTGCAAAGCAAGCACAAGCTGGCACTATATCAGGAATTCATGCAGCTAAAAAACAAACTAATGGAAAAACAGTGGCGGTGGCTAGATGACATATCAAATTCCTCAAGGAGTTCAAGTATCATTAGATTATAACTCATCAACTGGGTCGGGAACTTGGTACAAGCTTTCTGATCATAATCGTCAACCAATTAACATTACATATAACCTTATTGAAGCAACAGATAGAATGGCTAACGGAACACTTCGCAAGTATATAGTTGCAAGAAAATTTGTTATTACCGCTGATTGGAAAGATTTTCCAACTCTTGATTCTAATTTAGTTGATTATTCTTCTGAATCTAAAGCTGGGGCATGGATTAAAGCTTTTTATGAGGGTAATGCTTTTCAACCAGTATACTTAAAGCTTATATTTGCACAACAAGGTGCTGTTAAAAATAGTGTGCCAGATGGAAACTATGTTGATTCTAAGGCAACTAATGGTCAAATATTTGTTGCTTACATGACCACATTTACATATAATATTACAAAAAGAAGAAATGGTTACGATTACGTAGACCTTAAAATAGAATTTACGGAGATTTAATGTTATCGGTAACAGACGTAACTTCGGATATATTTTTAAATTCCAGTGCTGTTGAGCTTCAACCAGTTGTTTCTGCTGAATGGAATCAAAACTTGTTTAACCCGCCATATATAACAACGGCGGGAGACGGAACAAAAGAAACAGTATCACCTAATGGTAGCAATATAACTAACGTTGGAGTTGATTCTACACTTCCAGGATTTACCGTTAAAAGCTTTCCCCTCACATCAGGATCTGGAAGCGTAAGTTATAGCGTAACAACTTCAGGTGGATCAGCATACAAAATTGTAACTTTTGTAAAAACCAACAATGCTTTTCCAATAATATTTACAGCATATGCAAAAGGAACAAGCACCCAATATGGATCCACATCTCAAGAAGCAAACTCATATGGCTGGACTAAATTAGAAACATATATTGGTGGCCAGAATTCATCTGATACTATGACTTCTTTTACTTATACACTTTCTGTAAATTCTGTAGATTCAGATACAAATACTACAATAGCATACTTTTCTGTTCCAGAGGTATATAGAACAACTCATTTTGATTACCAATACAATTCTTATTGGCCAACAGATACAGCGTTTACTTATTTTAGACCAGGGGAATCATACGTAGGGTCTGGAAATGCACAATGTACTTTTCCTTCAAATTATAGAAAAGTAACATCTCCAATACTAAATAACTATACAGGTAAAACATATTCTCCAATCAGCTCTATTATTCAAACACCAAGCTTTACTATGGCATCTGCTCCAGTTCCTTTATACAAAAATGCTTTGCCAAACGATATGGCAACTTATAAATATTTTGTATCTTCCGCATCAACAAAAAGCATAGCTGCTATGTATGCTCAAAATATTAATAGCAATAAAATTGTTATAAAGTTTAATACATTAATGACTGTTCCAACAATCAATCTTTATATTGATGGATCTATTGTAACCGTAGACGGAAGTACTTCTATAACCCCTCCAAATAATTCAGAGAGCGTAGATACGGGAACTATTGTATTATATTGGACAGGAACCGCTTGGACAAAAACTAAATGGTCAGTAATGCCACAGTTCGATACTACTGGAATACTTACTAAATATACATCTTTTAAAAAAATCTCTGTAACTCAAATTAGTCAAACTACTAAATCAGATTTCAGTTCTTATACAAATTCAAATTTTGTAAACGATCTTGGAAGAATGCAATTAATTGAGGTATCTCCAAGATTAGAAATTGATTTAACAAATTTTGTAAAAAATGTTTCAATAAATAAATCTCTTGATAGTAAAAACAACTTTGTTCCAATTTCTTCTGTCAACGCAGATGACGCAACAATTAATTTATCAGCAATACCAATTGCATTAAATAATGGATTTGTTCCAATTTTCTCCAGCCAAAGCAATTTATCTACAAATGTTTTATCAAATATGTTAAGAAAAAATATTAAATTTTATATTAATTTTAATATTAAATCTTATTTTAATTTAAGTACAAATTCATTTACAACTTTAAATTCTGGTAATGGAAGATATATACCTGGTGGAGTATTTTATTCAGATAGCTGGGATGAAACAGATATCAAAGATGTCAGAATAGTTGCTTATGATATAACAAGATATTTGCAAACAACTGCTGTTTCAGATTATGTTGCAAATCTTAAGCCAGTATTTGACGTAATAACAAACATCCTTGATCTATCAGGATTTACTGATTACGATGTAGATTCTTTATATCAAGTTTGTAATGACAAAACAACGCCCCTTGATCTTGCTTATTTTTACACTAATAGTCGAGACACAACAATCATAGATACCCTAGCTCAAATATTTTTGGCCTATCAAATCGGTGCCTACATTAATGAATACGGAGTTATGACATTTAAAAGCTTGTCTCAAATTTTAAATTCTAATAATTCTGTAATGACTATATCAGATTCAAGCATATTAGAAGGTGGCTATAGCGTAAACAATAAAGCAAAGCCAGGTAAATTATCTTTAAGATATGAAATGCCAAAAATTAAACAATCAGCAGCATTGCAAAATGCACAAGATCCATCAATTAAAAATTCTCCATCTTTTGTTTACACTACATCGAATGACGTTGCTTGGTCTCAAGAAACAACAGATTCTGTAGGATTTAATTATCTTTATGATGATATGCTTGAAAAAGATAATTTTTATACAATTAATAAAAATGATTTCTTAGACCTATTCCATACATTTACTTTAAACAATAACGGTTATGCAATGATTGAAGATGAACTTGTTTCTTTTGTTTATAAAGAGTATACAATATCAAACACTTCTGGATCTACTACTGTATCTGTAAAAAATGATATTGAGCTTTCTGCAGAAGTTAATAGATTTATTAAAAAATATTCAACAGGATTGGTTATTTCGGACGGGTCAACAAAAGGTGACTATAACGTAGTTGTTACCCCGACTGGAAGAATAACTAATGTTAAAAGAGGGCTGTTTGGAACAGCTCCAAAAGATCACACAATTATAACCAGTCTTTCTGATAAAGGACTATTAGAAGCAGCTTTAGATATAACAAACTTTAATAATATCAGCATGGCAACTGGAACATCAAATACTAGCTTAACAAATAATCAGGTTGATGCACCAAATCTTCCAAATGTAGAAAAGATTGCAATATCATCTACATCAACTAAAAAATGTTTAATTTATCCTTCTCAAAAAGACAAAAATTACAAAACACATTTAGTTAAATTTGATATACCAACAGACAACGTAGGTTCTACTGGTTTGTTTTTTAATAATAATGGTTCTTCTCCAGAAGGATCTTATTTTGTTGAATTAGTTAAATCTGAATATTTAAACCCGTTAACATTGCAATCGTATAGTATTAAAAAATATACTTATACAATTGAAATTTCAACCATTACAAGTGCAGCAAAAAGACTAATAGCCTGGTCAGATGTTACAGGCATAGTAAATAATGTAATGGCTAATCTACAAAAAGTTTTTGTTAAAAATGGATCAGCATATACAACTGTTTCAGATAAAGTTTTTACTCTTAAATCTGTAAATTGGTATTCAGATGGAACTGATGCAACAAATTCCGCTGGAGAGGACACTGGACAGCTTATAAATGTTTTCTTAAATAATATAGAAATTAGAAGTTGGCAGGTTCCAACATTAGCTTATAACGGTGCATCTTTATATACTGGGTGGAAGCCAACAGATAAAAATCAAACAACTGGTTTAAGAAAAAAAGTTATTATAGATTTAAATTTACTTAACACCACAGACAAATATTTTGGTTTTTGCAGTCAAGCATCTTCTAATTTAAGAGAAATTTATGCAAGTGAAAAACCACTTGTTGAAAGAAGTGTTAATTATTGGTATCAAGATAGAGAATTTTTAAACGGAATTGTTCAAGGATTAAATACGTTCAGTAGATATAAAAATTATATGATGCAAACAAATCCAGAAGTTGTAGGAATAAATACTTATGATGTTCAATATACTAATCCAGCAGCTGTCTCAGTTGATAGTTTTTGGCTGGGATATAGACTTCAGTATTTTCCAGGTCCAGAACAATCTGATCAAGCATATGCACAAACACAAAACATTGATGAATATGCATTATCTTTTTCTACCCCAATAAATACAGGATTTAGAGCAAAGTTTGCTGTAGCAAATAATTCACCACAAATGATTTACTTGGCTCGTAAGCCAGATGATAAGGTGCATGTAGATTCAAGATTTACTTTATTTACACATGAAATTGTTGGACCTTCAGATCCACAAATTATAGAAAGAATAACGGATAGGTCTAATGCAACAGAAATTGCACAAGTTGATTCTCCATGGATTCAATCTCAAGAGGCAGCACAAAGGCTATTGTCTGTTATAGAAAAAGGTTTTGACGGGTTCTCAAAAGACACTACAGTGCAAATATTTGGAAACCCTCTTGTACAGGTGGGCGATGTTATAACAATTAATTATTCATTGTCTAAATTAAATCAGCAAAAATATGCAGTTCACTCAGTTTCCCATAATTTTAGTCAGGGGCTAAAAACAACCCTTGTATTAAACATGATTGATAGAGGTGTTTCGTATTAAAATGATCAAAAAATGGTATAATCTATATATAAATAATAAAGGTGGGGCAAATGTCTTATATTAAAATCTCAGATCCTAACATCATAGACCTGGCAGCTTGGCATCAGGTCATAAATGTTGTAAATCAGCACAGCGATAGCATAACTTCAATGACCAATAACTTTGGTTTGTCTAGCACAGTTGACTGGACATCTGCAGCTTTATCACATCAATTTGATCCAGCCTCACAAAATATAATTTTTGGAAGAGCAAAAAGCACTTCTTCAGACACTCCAACAAGTAATATTTACTATAATACTGTAACTTTTGCTGATGCTACAACAGGAGCTAGCTCTTTTTCAGCAGCACCAATAGTTAATGCAACCGTATATTCGGGCAACACCAGCGGATCTGTTTCAACCTCAAATGATGATATTGCAATATCTGTTTACAATGTAAACGCAACTGGTTTTTCATATAGAATATTTAGAACTGGCTCTACAAAAGCAATTTCAGGAACAGTGTACGTCAATTGGATGGCAATAGGTCCAAAGTAATACGGGGGGAAAATGAAAGCTACACCAGAAGGCAGTAATAAAGCCCCTAAAAAGCCAACGCTTTTTATTGATAAAAATGATCCACGCTTACTTCCAGCAAACATAGGCAAAACGTTATCAAGAAGTAATGCCGAAATTATGATTGTTGATAAATCTGGTTTAGTTGGTTTAGCTGGAGCAAACATTGCTGCATTTAGTGGTTTGCCAGATCCAGATACTAAAGATACAACTCCTACTCCAACACCCATTCCAGGTCCAGGTACATCATCAACGCCAACAGGTGTAAGCGGATGTGCATCAACGTGGGTGGGGTCAACATTACATATTACATGGAATTTTGATTCAACAAATGTTGCTAATGCATATGTTTTTGAATTTGTAATAACTTTTACTGTAGGAAGCGTAACTAAAACAGTTTATGCACCAATAAATAAAGCAAGTACAAGTCAATTTTATGATTTAAATTATGATACTAATGCATATCTTTTTGGGTTTTTTCAGCAAAAATTTGATTCTATAGTTATCAAAGCATCAGACTCTCTTAACAATTTTGGTGGATCATGTAGCCATGTGTCACCTTTATACAAAAACTCTTTACCAATACCAGTAATTACAGTAACAACAATAAACCAAGGATATTCAGTTGCCTGGACTCCAATAACAGATACAACTTTTAATTTTATATCTATTGAAGAATATATATCTACAGATAATGTTAATATACCAACAGGAGATTATACTCAAGTTTATTTAGATAGTGTTAATCCAGCAATTGTTATAGCATCTACAACAGAAGGAAGATGGGTAAAAGCTAGGTTTACAGACAAGGCAGGAACATATGGAGAATATTGTACGGCAGTATATGTAACACCAACTGCAACAGTTGCAGTAAATACAACACCTCCAAATGCTGTAACTGCTGTATCTGCAGTATGGAGTGGTAATGATATCGTTATATCATACACACTACCAACAACTTTGGCTGGATCATATTTTCAGGTAGCATTAACACCTACTACTGGAGTTAATGGATATTTTTATATTTATCCAGATGGAACATCTAATTTAAATCAAACAGCAACAATTAGAAAAGCAGACATCTTCTCACAATTTGGAAGATATTATTCATCATTCCCATCTGCTTTACTTACCAGCTTTTCCGCACTTGGAATTAAAGATCCTCATGGAGTATCATTTTCTGTTGCACAAAGAGCAAATCCATTTCTTATTAATGGCAGTTTACTTGTACCTACATTTACTTTAACTGGAATTGTTAATGGATATTCAGCAACATTTAGCTTACCATCATATGCTACATTTGGAGAAGTTTATCAAAAGTATACAAGTTGGTCTGGTATAACATCACCAGTAGATTCTTTTACAGGAAGTTACTCATCAGGTGGTACCAGTGGTACAGCAACAATAACTTTAACAAATGTAAAAGATAATCATAATGCTACCTTATCACCAATACCTACGGGGTATATTATAACTGGAACTGGAATTCCAGCAAACACTTATATTTTATCTGTAAATGGAAATACAATAACATTAAGTAATAACTTAACTGCACAAGCTTCAGGCACATATTCAGCACAAGGACTTGTTTATGCTGGTACGGGTCCAGCTAACATCCCATCAACTTTATATCAAAATACATATATTTTGGTTCGCTATTATGATGACTTTGATAATGGATCTGCGGTGTCTGCAGAACAAATTGTTATTCCATATCAACCAGTAACAGCAGATGTTATTGGACCACCAAATGTTTCAAGTACTGGATTGTCAACTACAAGCGGTATTGATTCAAGTGGTACATTAGGTTTTAATGGATATATAAATCTTTCATGGCCTGCTGTTACAGATTCACAATTGCGTGGATATAGAATTAGATTTACAACAGATGCCTTAAGTCCAGTTTATTCTTATGTTGATTATCCAATTGATCAATCAAATCCGCCAACAGGAACTCTATCTTATAAGTTGACGGGACTTGCGGTAGGTGCTACATATAAATTAGCTGTAGCAACATATGATCAATATAATAATCTATCTACAGCATTTACAGCTTTTACAGATGTTGCAATTTCTGGAACCCCCGCAATAACCAATTACATATCAGCTGGTAACTTTAAGTTTGGATATGGCGTAAATACATCTACGGATAAAGGTTTATATTTTGACTCAAGTAATTATTGGTATATAACATCTACAAATTCTGCAAGATTAAAAGTTGGTGGAGACACAAGTAATTATTTATTATGGGATGGATCAAGTTTTACAATTGATGGAAATATATCTGCAAGAGGTGGATCATTTCAGGGAAATGTTGCATTAACTGCATCAGGAGCATCTATATATAGCGGAGATGTTACAACCAATCCTGGAAATTTAACTGGTGATGGGTTTATATTAAATAGCGGTGGCTTGCTCATAAGAAAAGGCACCAACCAAGTTTCTATGGATACAACAACTGGTGGAATATCAGCTAACTATGGCTCTATAGCTGGATGGGATATAACCTCTGCAAAGATTGAAAAATTATCATCAACAAAATATGCGGGTCTTTCTCCAAGTGGAACATATGCTTTCTGGGCGGGAAGTTCAGTATCTGGTGGAGATACAAATCAATTTGCAGTAGATCGTACAGGAAAAGTATATGCTTCAGCTGTACAAATTACTGGTGGTGCTTTAGATATAGGTGCAACATCATCAAATCTAACATCAGGGTTTCACGTAACATCTTTGGGTAAAATGTATGCAGATGGTGCACAAATTACGGGTACATTATCTGTAACTGGAGATTCAACATTTAAATCAAATATTCAGTTATGGACAGATAATACAACTTACGGATCTATATATGGTGGTGCATCACCAACATCTGGTGCAAGAACTGTAATGAATTATAAAGGTTTTGCAGCATATTCATCCGCATCAACTGGAAATAATAATTCTGTAACAGAAATACTTACAACGCCAATAGGAGATACACAAACAACTCCAGGTGGAAATACAATTTCAATGCCAACACTTTACAATGGAATTAACTTCTTTACAAAGGGTGCAATAATTGGTGGATGGATTGTTAATGATGGAGTAATAACATCAGATAAAAGCAAACAAATAACACTAACTTCTGGAACAAACGCTGGAATAGTAATGTCTGGAATAGTTGGTACTAACACTAACTATACTGTAGGGATGAGCGTACCATCAGCAGCAGGAGATAAAGTGTTTTGGGCTGGATCTTCAAAATCTGCTGCTAATTTTTATGTAGATACAACAGGATCTCTTACAGCAACAGGTGCAACAATTACTGGAATTTTAAAGAGTGCAGATAGAACTTCATCTACAGACACTTCAAATAACGGATATTACTTTACTTCATCAGATGGTTCATTTATTGCAGGAAGTGCATCATCTTATATTCAATACAATGGTTCGTTAAACCCAATTACATTGCAAGCATCTGCATCAAGATCTATTGTAGATAATACAAATTTGCCAACAGGTGATACAGCAACTGGTTATTCAAGTTTCTCCAGAATATCCTTAGATCCAACATATGGAACTTTAATTAAAGGAGTTCCTATTCAAGGAAATATTGATATGACAGATGCAGGAAGCGGTGGGCATTATCTTGGAATTTCTTCTATGGGACGTTTACCAAGACAAAGAATGGTTGTTGAAAATCCATCAACTGGAGTTTTACAATTAGGCATGGCAGTATATTATCAAAATTTAAGTACATCAACATCAGTTCCTGGAGCAAGCTCAGGTTATGTAGGAGATTTGTGGGTGTCATTTTAAATGCCATTCTATGTTAAAACATCCTCAACTGGTTCATGGAAAACTATTACAAAATTTTTTGTTAAAACTTCAACAACTGGAGATTGGAAAGCTGTACAAAAAGCTTTTATTAAAAATGTAAGTGGAGGATGGTCTCAATTTTGGCCAAAAGCTGGCCCCACACTTTCAACGCCTCTTGCAATAACAGCAGATAAATTGCAATACCCATCATCTGGAACTGCATATCCTAAACTTACTGGCTATAACTATAATTGGAGTTATAATGGTTCTTTAACTTTAAACTATAGTTTTCAAAAATCTAAAAGTCTAAACGGTTCGTATTCAAATTTAACAGGCACTGGCGGAACAGGAACAATTTCAAATCCAACAATAGCTTCAGGAGGTAATTCTCCAAGCGATTATACTTTACAGTACCCAAGAGATTTTGTTGCTAACCCTACATATTTTACATTTAATATTACTGCAACAGACAGTAATGGTGTAACAACAGAAACAAGTAATAATAATAATAATGGAAACGGATATGTTGCAATATATGGCCCTACAGTAACTATCTCAACTGGAACGTGGTCATCTGGCCCATATTTTTCAAATTCAAGTGCTACTTATACTATAGGTACGGTTGCAAATTCTAGCTATACAAGAACATACATAACAAGAAGTGATGGTACAGTTGTTTTAAATGATACAACATTTAGTTCAAAAGTTAAATACGTTGGGGCAACGCCAACAGATAATAAAGGAAGCACTTATACACTTTATTTTGATAGCACAGATGTAGGTAAAACTTATAGTGCATATACAATAGCTTATGATTTAAGTGATAATGGAACTTCAAGCGGAACTGCAACGATGTCTTCATCAGTAATTCAAGCTCTAACTATATCAACACAACCAACAACTATATTAGATGGCCAATATCTAGGGGCAGGATACCAACTTTTAGGAAATACAGGAACATTTTCTACTACACCAGACGGGGTGTATTGGGTATGGCAATATTCTCCTGATAATGTCCCTGCTAATTTTAAGACAATGTACAATAGTTCTGGAATACCACTTTCTAGTGGGGTAGATACTTTACAAGCACAAAATCATTATTTTACAATTCCATCAGCATCTTATATTTATAATGTTAGTAATAGTTTGGTTTATACTCCCACATTAAATGGATATATAAGGCTTTATTCAAATGCTTATATAGGATCAACATATGCCGATCCTCCAACTAATACTGGAGTGGGACCAATTGTAAATACACTTCCATCACCAACAGTTTCTGCAAGCATTTTATCTCCAACAACTGTTTCAAAAACAACATATGGAACTTTTGGAACATGGGATTATGTTAATGCTAACGATACAACTTATAGTTATGTTTGGCAATATTATAATGGAACTGGCTACAGTCAAATAGTTAACCCTTCGGGAACTGCATTTATTACAAATAAGCAATTATATGGAACCACTGGAGTGCTAACAACTCGAACTCCTGGAGGATATAGGGCGGGAGGAAGTTTATCGGTAGCTGGTGTAGATAGCTTATTTAATGGAACTTGGAACATAACTGGTATATATAGAGATCAGATATATATAGATTTAAGTACTATTGCATCGTATTCCTATACAACAGTGTATACAGCAAATTCTGGTTACCTTACATATCAAGGTGCAATTTATCAACCTGCTATAAATTTATCTGCTCCAACTGCTTTTTCTTATTCAACAAGCTATTCTGTTGGAGCAAATGTTACCAGTACATATAGGTATTATTGCACTACTGCATATAATGGAAATGGTTGGTCTTCGACAACAAGCTATAGTTCTGGAAATACTGTAATTTACGCTAATCATTTGTACTCATCAAATACAAACAACAACCTTAATCATTCTCCAACAGGAGCAAACGGATATATTTATTGGTCAGATTTAGGAGATGTAACACCAAGTGCTGGAGTGTATTGGAAATTAGTAAGTCCAACAGATACCTTTTTCTTTTCTCTAATAAATGTTTCAAGTACTTCAAGTAGTGGAGCAGTAGCAGGAACTTCATATAGTGAAGGAATAAATTTACCTTACCCATTTTATTCATCAGTTCCTCTTTTTATACCACCAACAGTTACTAATCCAGGAATTTTACGTTTTATAGTTACAGCCACAAACATTTCTGGATCTGGAACATCAGTTGCAACACATTCTCTATATGGAGAAGCATCAGCAACTTTTGGAACCGTTACAAATGGAAATACAACGGCATCTATTCCATATACATTGACAAATGGTGGTGAGTTAGATATTTCTGTGTCACCCACTGGAGCAACATATAACTCTGTTTACTACGCATCATCCTATGCATCATCTGGAACAATTTCTATATCTGGACTTACTCCTGGATCAACTTATACATTAACAGGAATTCCTTACAATACAGATCTTTATGCTGGAACACAAATTACTACAACATTGTCTCCTTATAAATTATATACTGTCACATGGAATGCAAATGGAGGATCTGTTTCGCCATCTAGTTCGCAACAAACAACGCAAGGCGGAAGTGTTAATGCACCATTGCCAACGCTATCGGGATATACTTTTAATGGCTGGTATGATTCTGCAAGTGGTGGAAGACAAATTGTAACTAGCGGTTCTACTTATGTTCCTACATCAGATATTACTTTATATGCACAGTGGACATTAACGCCTGTTGCCCCATATGGTGGATCAGCATCTATTAGTGGAGTTGCAACAATGGGAAATAATCTTTCTATAAGTATAAATGATGCTTATGGAGTTCCATCGCCAACTTCTTCATGGGTGTGGCAAAGAAACGACGGAGGTACTGGAGGAAATACTTATGCTACAAGACAAACTAATGGAAGTACCTATCTACTTGGAAATTATGACGCAGGATATAGTATAAGAGCAGTAGTAACTTGGACAAACTCATCAGGATCTCAAGTTGTAACAACAAATTCAATAGGACCAATTGCTGCAACATATTGGACAATTTCTTATAATGCTAATGGAGGAACATATAGCGGATCAAGCACCAGCATATTGCGAGGCGGAACTGGAAATGTAACTTCTACTGTACCAACAAGAAGTGGTTACTCATTTAGTAGCTGGAATACTGCTGCAAATGGTTCTGGAACGTCATATGCATCATCTGACCTTATTACTCCTACATCAGATATGACTTTGTATGCACAATGGGCAGTTACATTTGTAACACCAACATGTATTGCTCCTTCATTAGCTTTCCAGCCAAGAGCATACCAAGCAAATACATTAAAGTGGTATTGTGATTATCCAACCCCTTCTGGCAGCGTATCGTATATTATTGGAATGGATTTTGAAATAAGAACAACAGCAGGAGGAGGCACACTACTGGCTAGCGGAACTAGATCATATCCAGGAGCTGGAACTTATCCGTATTCTGCAAATGGAAGCATTTGGGCTTTTGCAATGGGAACTGCTCAGGGTGACATTACATACAGTGCATCAGCAAGATACGGACGTGCAAGAGTGCAAATGATGGGTACAAATGGTACCATATACTATGGAACATGGTCAGGATGGGTATAAAATGAAATTAGATAGAAAAGACATTGAGTATTTAATTAATCAAAGAATTAAAAATTTAAATGGAAAAAAGCAACTTATTTTAAATAATGAGTTTGTAGATGAAGAGTCAGAAGAAGATATTGATAGAAAAATTGAAGCTTTGACTAATTTAAACTATTTTGATACAATAGGAGAGGAGGAAAAATGACAATTATACTATCTAAGAATGAGAGAACTCAAATTGTTGAGTCACATTTAAAAAGCTTGTCTGTAAATAAATATAATATGACTTTAAGTTTGATTGAAGAGAATGCAAAAACATCTCCAGATCAAAACGCTATTGCAAATTATACTGAGCAAAGTTCAAATATTGATAAGCAAGTTGCAGCACTTAATGCAGAAATTGCCTCTATCGCAGCTGAAAAAGATACAGAATAACAATAGAAAAGAGATATAATGGAAAAAGCAGAATTAATAATTACTGCTCTACAACAACGTATTGGTGAAATAGTTTCAGATTATGAAACTAGATTTGCTATCCTTAGAGCAGAATATACTGAGTTACAAAATAAGTTTGATGCTTTAAATCAGCAAGGTCTTGAAAAGCAGAAAGCAGCAGATGAATATTCTCAAAGTATTGAAGAAAAAATCTCCGCAACCATTGCCTAAAATTTTTAATCCAGACGTTCCAAGCGGATTAATTGCTGAAACTGAAAAAGGTTTTTTTTATATTAAGGGTAAAAAAAGATTCAAGTTTGTATCTGAAAGATCAATGCAGACATGGAACTTACCTATTGTAAAAACTCTTGAATCAAGATTGACGGGATTCCCAATAATGGGAACCCTAGGCTTAAGGGATGGCACAGTAGCTAAAGATATATCAGATGGCAAAATATATTTAATTAGTGATTCTAAAAAAAGACATATTGTTAATCCAGACGTGCTTATTTGGCTAAACTCTAGTATAATAGAGGTATCCCAAAAGGATATTCTTATTCATACAGATGGAGATCCGCTTGAAGATTAAAGTCGGTTTTAACTTATAACATGTACGAACCTATCAATTTTTGGACTAAACGGGATAGGAAAATTAGTAAAGAAGGTTATGTTTTGGTTAAAGTTCCAGAACATCCAAAAAATTTTATGGGCTGGTATTATGAGCACCGCCTTGTTATAGAAAAAGAAATTGGTAGAATAATAGATGGTTGGGAAACCATACACCATATCAATAAAGATAAAACAGATAATAGATTAATTAATCTGTTTTTATGTTCAAGATTAGAACATAACAAAGCACACGTTGCTTGACAAAAAACAATACAATACGCTACAATTAACTAAACCTAGAAAAAGGATTATATGAGTAATGATTTAAAATGGATGATGGTCTCAGATGTCCACTTCCCACGCCACGATGAAAGAAAAGTAGAGCTATTCCTTAAAGTAATGAAGTGGTGGAAGCCAGATGCAGTAGATCTTCTTGGCGACATTGATGATGCAGATTCTACAAGCCGTTGGGCAGACGGTACACCCGATGAAATTACTCCAATTATGGAGGGCGGGATTAATGGAACAAGACAGTTCCTATCAGATATTAACAACATTGTTCCTAATGCAGATAAGCATTTTCATGATGGAAATCATGGATGGACAAGACATGGAGACTATCTTGCAAAGAAGGCTCCAACATTCTTAGATTTCGTTACACCAGATTCGCTATATGAATATAGCAAGCATGGTTTTAACTGGCACTTATACAGTGAACCACCAGTTAAACGTTTTGGTGATATGTATGGTCATCATGGCGATTCCATTTCCAAACACTCTGGCGAATCAGTACGTAACGATGTAAACAACTGGGGAGTTTCCCTAGTGCGTGGACACTCTCATCGCATGGGTGCCTATTATCAAACATACAATATCACGGGACAAGAGTTACGTGGATATGAAATAGGACATCTCTGTGATGAAAATAAAATGGATTATTCTATTCAAAAGAATTGGCAAGCTGGATTTGCAGTGGCACATGTTGTCAACGATTATCCTCACATGCAGTTAATTCAAATTACACGAGATTATACTTGTGTTGTTGATGGAAAAACATTTACTAACTAACAAGGAGAAAAAATGAAGATTAACCAAGCGTTAATTGAATCATATGTACGTAACTTGCTTGGTCAAGTTATTGCAGCAGCAACAATCGTGTCTTCAACAAGCCACGTATCTGTTACAAGCTTTACCACACACGAGTGGGGCCTAGTTGCCAACTCTTTATGGGCATCGCTAGTACCAGTTGTATTGCGTTATGTTAACAAGAAGGATCCAGCATTTGGCCTTGTAGCAGAGCAAGCAACAGCTGCAGTATCAGCAACAATAGCAAAGAAGACCACAAAGAAGGCTGCTAAGTAGTAGCTAAAGAATAGACAACTTAATATGTGGTGTAAGAGATGCAGTGGAAGAGTTTTTGTAGATCGAGTTTATTCCCAAAAACTTCGTATTGAACTTTACTGTGTCCTATGTGGGAATAGATGGATGATTAGAAGAGAAACTAGGTTTGGAACATGGCTGTCAAAAATAGAAGAAAATCTACACAACAGTTTAGGTATTTCTATTTAAACAATAAGCTTCATAAAGTTCTAAGAAAATCTAGGGCCGAGGATCTTTTAATCGCCTGGGATTATGGTTTGGGTAAGCGTGTTGCATATAGTTTATATGATGTAAACAAAAATAAGCAAAACGCTTACCCGATCTCAGATGTAGTAAAAATTATTGGAAAACATGAAGATACAATTAAAATGCATCTTTACAGAGGAAGCTTAAAGTATCCACAACAATCGTATTCTTTAAATGGAAATAAAACTCCAGGAAAATATTTTTGGAGTGAAGATGATGTCAGAGAAATGCATGATTTTTTTAAAACAGTTCATAGGGGCAGGCCAAGAAAAGATGGCGGGATTACTCCAGGTAACATGCCCAGCAGAGCAGAATTAGAAGCTATAATGAAACAAGAAAATATTTTATATGTTAAGAATAACGATGGGGAATTTATCCCAGTTTGGAAGCAACCTGAATGGTAGAGAATAATAAACTAAGTAGAGAAGCAAAGCAGACTCTAGATGCTGCAATTAGAGTTCTTGAATACGCTATGGAGATAGCTGGACAAAAAGAGGACTTAGATGCTATGATAGCAATATCAGATCGCCTCATGATGTTATATCAGCATCTTTCGGATAAGGGCAGTAAAAAGTTTAAGCCAGGATTTGCTTTAGTTGAAAAGGAAGAAAAAGAAGATGTCGAATCAAACTAATGTAAGAGTCGAACTTAGTTTTACTCGAAACCTTGGTAACTATGAAAGTATTAAGGTCAACATTGGAATTGAAGATTTTAGACGTGACGGCGAAAGTATTGACGAAGCAACAAATAGAGTGTATACTTTTGTTGAAAATAAGTTAATGGAAAAAGTTAACGAAATTGAAGAAGAATTAGTTAAGCACAAAGGTAAAAAATGACAAAAGATGAAGCAAAGCTTGCCTACGGTTTAGTTTCTCTTTACTGTGTTTTGTTTAAGGAAACTTATAAGAAGAATGCGGTTGTAAATAAATATCGTGAGAAGTGGGCAATGCAAGATGTTATTGATAGCGTAGGCTATGATAGAGCTAAAGAGCTTATTGAGTATTACTTTAAGATTACAAAATCAGGACATCCAATAAGTTGGTTTTTTTATAACTTTGAAAAGCTAGACATTGCTTTACAAGAAAAGCAACAAGATAAAACTCGCAGAGAAATAATTAGAAGTAAGACTAAGTTAATGGTAGAAGAAAGAGACAATGAATACTGAATCAGCCGTAATAACATCTATATGCAATAACAAAGATATATCTACAGTTCTTGCAGAAAACATTGATGAAGTATTTACGTCTCACAGAGATGTTTGGGAAGGTCTAAAATCTTACTATCTTAAGTTTAAGGCTGTTCCAGATATTTCAGTTCTTACAGAAAGATTTAAAGATTTTGAGCCAGTAAAGGTAAAGGGCGAAACAGCATATTACCTTGATCAACTTAAGAATGAATATCTTGCTTCTAGAATTAGAAACCTGTTATTATCTTCAGGGCAAAGCTTAAAGACAGAAGCATCTGGTCGAGTAATTGCTTCTATGCAAGCAGAGCTTACATCTTTAGGAAAGCTTACTGCCAATGTTCGTGACGTTGATTTAACAGACTATAAATTAGCTGAGCAACATTTTGAGTCAGTAAAAAATCGTTCTGATGCTATGGGTGGAAGTCCAGGAATTATGACTGGGTTTAAGGCTATTGACTACGCATACCCTACTGGAATGGCTCCAGGTCACCTTATAGTGATGATTGGATGGCCAGGCAGGGGTAAAACATGGATGTCATCTTATCTGGCTTGTAAGGCCTGGGAACAGGGTTTTAAGCCTATGATTATCTCCCTTGAAATGACTCCAGAAAATATGCGTGATCGTATCTATACAATGCTTGGGTCGGGATTGTTTAAAGCCTCAGACTTTTCAAGAGGTCAAGTAGACATTAGCTCATTTGATGATTGGGGATCTAAAAAGTTTGCCAACAAGAATCAGTTTATCTTAGTCTCAAATGAAGGTACAGGTCAAGTTACTCCTAATACCGTTCAAGCAAAGATTGACCAACATAAACCCGATATTGTTATTCTTGATTATCATCAATTGTTTAACGATTCATCTGGAGCTAAATCAGAAGTAGAGCGTAATCGTAACATTTCTCGTGACTTTAAATTATTAGCAGTCAGAAATAATATTCCAATTATTGATATTACTGCTGCAACCATGGATGATATTTCAGATCAAGATGCCCCGCCATTACTTTCACAAGTTGCATGGTCAAAGGCAATTGAGTATGATGCTGATATGGCTATGGCAGTTCATAGAACTCCAGATACTAATATCATTGAAGTTGTAAGTCGTAAGAATCGTCATGGAACTGAGTTTGGTTTCTTCTTGGATTGGGATCTAAATCGGGGAATTATCAAAGAAGTTTATGATCCAGGTATCTCCTAAATACTATGAAATGTCTGTCTAACTTGATATAATTGTCAGGAAAGATAGGGAGATCATGTACCCAAGAAAGATACATGACTTCTGGATCAGCGGAGTTATTAAAGATGATTCTAAATTCCAGAGCTCAAGAGAAACTTATGAAAGGCTTTTAGTCCAGCAGATGCGAGACAAAGGCTATGTTCCAGTTCTTGACATGCAGCCCCAGTTTAATGTAAAATATAATGAAGAGAAAGATCACTACACTTTTAATTTAGTGATGTACGGAATATATCTTGGAAAGGCTAAGTCGAAGATGTACGAAGGATTCTCAGGTCAGAGTCTCATAACCAAAGGATAAACAATGTTAGATGCATATACTAAAGCGGATCTCCGCTCTATTTTGCGTTCCTGTGGAGTTGAAATAGTTTCAGAAACTGGCACAGATTTCTTATGCTTATGTCCATTTCATCGTAACCTAGATTCTCCAGCCTTTGCGGTAAGTTATTCTAAAGGTCTTTATATTTGCTACAATCAACAATGCGATTCTTCTGGAACAATTTTAGATCTAGTTATGCAGCTTACTCAGAGAAACAGCTTTGAGGCATTAAGATTTATATCAGCAAATAAGTTAACTGATGCAGAAAAGCTTGAAGAAGAACTAAAAGAACTTTTAGATGACAAGCCAGAGTTTACATCTTTTCCAACTCAAACAGTTGAGGGTGCACATATGCTTTTAATGGCAAATTCGCATGGATCAAAAGATTATTTACTTTCAAGAAGTATTAATGAAGAAGCAATGGAACATTTCCAACTTGGATTTTCTTCTATTCAGCAAATGACAATGGTTCCGCTACATTCACCAGATGGGTTATTGGTGGGAGTTATTGGTAGATCTATACAGGGTAAGTCTTTTAAAAATAGTCCAAACCTTCCACGCAATAAAACTTTGTTTAATTTACACAGAGCAAAGCGAGAAGGTGGCACAATTATTGTTGTTGAGTCTAGCTTTGATGCTATTCGTTTATGGCAGGCGGGATTTCCAAATGCTGTAGCCACATTAGGTGGAAGTATATCTGATATTAATATACAGAACTTAAATAGATATGCGTCTACAGTTATTATAATGACAGACAATGATTCTGCAGGCAGAGCACTTGGCAATAAGATTGCTGATAAATTAAAGAGTAAAAATGTTTTGTGGGCATGTTATGACCACAATACTGTTTATCCACACAATGCTAAAGATGTTGGGGATATGACTGATGAAGAAATAAAAACATGTATAAAAAATGCAATTCCGCATTTTGAGTATGCTGTTTTGTGATATAATAAAGAAACAGGGCATCAAACAGCCCCTTACACTAAGGAGAAATAAATGGGCGTAATAACAGGCTTAGCTGCACTAAGCAAGCAAATGGAAACAAAGTCCTCATCAGGGGATTCGCAAAAAGGAAGATGGCTATCAGTTAAAGATGGTCAATCTGTAAAAATTCGATTCATGCAGGAAATTGATGCAGACTCAGTAAACTATAATGAAAAAGCTGGTCTGGTAATTGCTGCAATTGAACATACTAATCCAAAGGATTATAAGCGTAAGGCACTTTGTACAATTGAAGATCAGGGTCGTTGCTATGGTTGCGAAATGCACCGTAGAGATCCAAAGGCTGGTTGGAAGGGTCGCTCACGTTTTTATGCAAACGTTCTTGTTGAAGACGGAAATGAAGAGCCATATGTTGCAATTTTTTCACAAGGTATGGGTCCAAAGTCTGCAACACCAGAGATCATTAACTACTCTGGAGAAACAGGTAGCATTACAAATGTAACTTGGCGTTTAAAGCGTACAGGTTCTGCAACTGAAACAAACTATTCAATTATTCCACTTCCAACAAAGGATGCTGGTCCAATTGATTTAGAAAAGTACGAGTTGTTTGACCTAGCCAAGTCTGCTGTCCGTGAGGTAGCATATGAGGATCAGGAAAGCTTCTATCTTGGAATTACTTCTGATTCATCTGATGAAGAAACTTCATCAACATCATCCGCTGTTGAGTGGTAATTTAAACTAATAGAAAAGATAAACATGTCTGACTTTGTGCATTTGCATGTCCACAGCCATTACTCCCTTATGGACGGACTTAATACACCTCACGAATTACTTGAGGCTGCAAAGAATCAAGGTCAGACATCTTTATCCATTACAGATCACGGATCTTTAGCATCTCATAGAGATATGCAGATTGCTGCAAAAGAACTAGGCATGAAGCCAATTTTAGGATTAGAAGCATATATTTCTGCAACAGATCGTTTTGATAAAAGAGCGGTATCAAAACGTGAAGACAACACTTCACTTTATAATCATATTATCTTGTTAGCAAAAAATGATTTAGGTGTAAAAAACTTACAAAAGCTTTCACAGATTGCTTGGACAGAAGGTTATTATCATAAGCCAAGAATTGATATGGAAGTACTTTTTGAATTTGGCGACGGTATAATTGTAGTGTCTGGTTGCATGAATGGCCTTATTTCAAAAGCTATTGAGCGTGGTGAAATGGATAAGGCAAAAGATCTTGTTAAGTCATTTAAAAAGCGTTTTGGCAAAGATTTTTATATTGAAGTTCAATCACACAATCCAAAAGAATTAAATGATTCTCTGCTTTCTTTAGCAGATGAGTTTGGGGTGAAACCAGTTGCTACAGGAGATTGTCATTTTGCAAAGAAAGAGGAGAGGGATTTGGAAGAACTCCTCCTCATCCTATCTACCAAGCCTTCAGAAAATAAAGAAGCAGACTATTCCAGTAGTCGTTCGTTTACTAACATCATTGATCGCTTTGATCATATATATCCCAATCGCCCTATTTCTTTTGCTGATATCAACGTTTATATTCAATCCTATTCTGAAATTAGTATGGATTTTGAAAAAGCGGGGATCACAAGAAAAGATATATACGAATCAACGCTAGAAATTGATAGCAAGATTGAGCCTTATGATTTTCATGAGAACTTAGATTTACTTCCAGTACCAAAGAAAAATGCTTTAAAAACATTGCAAGATATGTGCAACAAGTCTCTAGTAGATATGGGGTTAGAAGATGAGACTTATAGGAACCGCCTTGAAGAAGAGCTTCAAGTCATCAAAGACAAAAACTTTGCTAGTTATTTTCTCGTTGTTAGTGATATGGTTAATTGGGCGAAGCAGAATGAAATACTTGTTGGGCCAGGACGAGGATCCGCAGCAGGATCTTTAGTATGTTACCTGTTAGGTATTACAGATGTAGATCCAATTAAGTTTGACTTACTGTTTTTTAGATTTATCAACCCAGAACGTAATGACTTTCCCGACATTGATACAGACTTTATGGATCGCCGTCGTGGAGAAGTTAAAGAATATTTACGTAAGAAGTTTAAGCATGTTGCTTCTATTTCTACGTATCAATACTTTAAGGATAAAGGGGTAATTCGTGACGTTGCTAGGGCATTCCTTGTCCCACTTGGTGAGGTTAATAAGGCACTTAAGACTGTTGAGACGTTTGAGGAATATGAAACAAATTCATCCACCGAAGAATTTCGGAAAAAATATCCAGAAGTAACTAAATATGCTTCAATGTTACGTGGAAAAATTCGTGGTAACGGAATGCATGCAGCTGGAGTAGTTGTTGCAAGAGATGATATTAGTCAATATGTTCCTATTGAAACACGCAAAGATCCAAACGATTCTGTCTCTGGTCGTATTCCAGTCGTTGCATATGACATGGAGCAAACAGCAGACTTGGGATTAATTAAGCTTGACGTACTTGGACTTAAAACATTATCTGTTATTGATGATACTTTGCGTACTATTGAGCATATAAAGAAAAAGAAAATTGATCTTAAATCAATTAAGCTTGATGATGCTAAAGTATTTGAAATGCTT